CGAATTAAATAATCACAACGTATCAAATAAACGACAAGCATTGAAAGATTTGAAGATGTTAAACTTTGATGAAATTCAATTTAAAAATCCAGCACAAAGAAGATTCTACAAAACCATATCTTCAAAAGATATTACATTTGGAATCGGACCAGCTGGTTGTGGTAAAACATTTTTATCAGTTCACAAAGCCCTAAGAGAATTAGGTGATAAAGATTCATCCATTGATGGTATTGTAATTGTCAAACCATTAGTAGAAGCTGCTGGTGAAAAGATAGGATTCTTACCTGGTGATGTAGAAGAAAAGACATTACCATTCATGATGTCGTTTTATTACAATATGGAACAGATTATTGGTAAACAAAGACTAAACATACTCAAAGAAAGTAATACGATTCAAGTCATACCAATGGCTTATATGAGGGGTATTACTTTATCAAATAAATTTGTTATACTTGATGAAGCACAAAACGCTACACCTGACCAAATTAAAATGTTTGTAACAAGATTAGGTGAAGGTTCAAAATATATTATTACTGGTGACTTAGCACAATCTGATATTAAACATGGTATGAGTGGATTAGAAGATGCAATAAAAAGATTTGCTGGTGTACATGGAGTTGGTTTAGCTCAGTTCAAAGAAAAAGACATTGTAAGACATTCATTAGTGAGAAGACTACTGAAAAGATATAAAGATAGTTTTAATATCATTGATGAAATCTCAGCTGAGAAAACCATTTCAATGTGGATTCATGAACAAGGTTTAGATACACCAACTGATGGTTCAATTGATGATTATCATTACAAATTAAAAAAATAAAAAAATACTTGACTGTTATGCATTAAAGGTTGTATATTAATAATAGATTAATATGGAGAAATCTTTATGATTAAAACAACTCATGCAACATTGGTATCCGTGATAGCGATGTTGACTTTAACTTGGTGGTTTGATGGTGTGACGAATAACCATTGGGAAGAAAGAAAAAGGTTGCAAGATAGAATAACAAAGTTAGAAAATGATTGTAGTAATATTTATCCTAACAGAATATCATATACTGTTACGGTTACTACTTACAATCCAACTGTAAGACAATGTGATTCAACACCAAACATCACAGCCGATGGAACAAGGTTTCATACTTGGAAAGCATCTTCGTATAGATACGTTGCTTTATCAAGAGACTTGTTGTCAAGATGGGGTGGGCCTTTTAACTACGGAGATTACATTGTAATCGAAGGAACTGGTGATAGAGATGGAGTATATCAGGTTAGGGATACAATGAACCCTAAATGGACAAATAGAGTGGATATTCTTACTACTAATGATAGGTTTAAATATAATAATATTACTATGTATAAGTATGTAAATGAAGATGAATATTTACTAACACATAACAACTAAATAGAGGAAGCACAAATATGAAATGTATGATGAGTGTGGATGGCTCTAACATCGTTAGAGTTTCAGACGAAAGAGCATCTGAATTATTTTCTGAAGGTTTTAGATATGTATCTAAATCATTATGGAAAGAAAAAGTTCGTGATGTTAATAAATCAACTGAAGAAGAAAAACCAACCAAAACAAAATCAAACAAAATGTCAAAGGCTCAAAAAAGGCATAAGAGGAAATCATAACCATGTTACAAATGTTATATACAATATTTTTATTTGTAATTGCAAACATTATCATATGGTATCAATTAAATTCTCAACTGGTTTGGGAGTGGGCTAAGGGGGCAAAATCTATGTGGATTATGTCCCTACTTGGCATTCCAATTAGTTTATTATTGTGGTATTGTACAAAGATTGGTTATATTGGATTTGGAAATCTGTGGGCTGTTAGATTCATGGGTTTTGCAACTTCAATGTTAGTCTTTCCAATTATGACTTATTTTTACTTGGGAGAGCCAATGACTCTGAAGGTAATAGTTACTTTAATATTAGCTTTAATTATTATGATCTTACAGTTATTATGATCATTATTATTATTAATTATTAATTAATTGATCTATAATTAGTATGGTTTTCCAGAAAACGAGTAAAAAAAATTGTAACAATATTGTAACAAATAAAAAAAAGCTTGGAATAATAAAATATTATTCGTATATTGTAAGTAATATAAAGAGGAATCAGAATGTCATTTGATAATTTTTTTGAAGAAGTAAAAGAAGAATTTAATTACGAAGAGAAGAAAAAAGAATTTATAGATAATTTGGATATGTTGAAATCTATGTCAGTTCAAGAACAAACACTTTATAAAAAGTGGCAAGAGTTCAATAAGAATCCTGACTTTCAAAAATATGCTTATAAGTTTGATTTATTCTCTCAGAAAATTTGGAAACCAACAGATATAAATAATTTAGAATTAACAATATCTGAAATAGAAAATCTCGACCCTTACGTTGAAATTGTAGACAACAAGAATCAACAATCAGTTGAGAATTGGACACTTCTTAGAAGACTTATTCATTCAATGGAATATGTTGCTAATCCAGGTAGAAACATTAAAGTAATTGCTAAAGATAGAAATACAAATAAAGTTTTAGGTATGATGTCTTTAGGTTCAGATATTACATCACTTGGTGTTAGAGATGATTACATTGGTTGGACTAAAGATAATAAATTCAAAGATGGTAAATTGAGATGTACAAGTATTGGAACATCCATTGTAGCAACTCAACCATTTGGATATAACTTTCTTGGTGGTAAGTTAGTCGCTATGTTACTAACCGATGAATCTCTCAGACAACATTGGAAAAAAACTTATGGTGATGAATTAGTTGGATTAACCACTACAGCATTGTATGGTGTTCATTCAATGTATAATGGAATCCCTTTATGGAAAACTCTCGGTGAATCTGCTGGTAAGATTGCATTGAAGCCTGATGATTCAGTTTACAAACCGTGGCTTGATTGGATGAAAGATGAAAGAGCAGATGACTATAAAAGAATTATGACACCAAAGGAAGGTGTATCAGGTCCTCCTACTGGAGTTAAACAATCATTAATAAATTATATGTTTGGTGAATTGGGAATTGTTAAATCACATTACAATCACGGATTTAAACGAGGAGTTTATTTCAGTTCATTTTATGAAAACGGAAGAGAGTTTTTAAGAAATGAAATCAATGCTGATGAATTAATAATGAGACCAAAGTTTGCTCAAGGTTCTGAATACATTAATAAATGGTGGAAAAGAAAAGCAATAAAAAGATATACCAAGTTACATACAGAGAATAGATTAAAGCCTGAGATACTTTATTACTCAGACATATTGAATATGACTTGGGATGAATGTAAAGAAAAATATTTAGGAGAAGTGGGTAGATAGTGGCCATATCCGATTCAACTATATTAGGAAAAAGTTTAAATAATGATTATCACGATAATCAAGAAGCGTTTGAACAATATGATTTTGACGTAGATAAATTACAATACGTTTGTCATAATTTTGATTGCCCCTCTATTGAAAAATACAAAAATAAATACAAAATAAATGACGACATGTCAGTTGAAGACTTTATAAAAATAATTAAAAATCATTATAATGAATTAACTTATATTGGTACTGAAAACGCTCATTTAGTAGCCACAAGTATTTGTAAAAATGATAAGAAAAATTGGGACGATAAAAAAAATCAAAAAGACAATGGTATATTTTTATGTCCAAATTGTCACAAAGCATATGATAGAAATGGTGGCAATTTTAATAATATAGAAAACGCACAATATGAGTGGTTAAAAAAAATGAAAAGTATCTTAACTTCAAAACAAAAAATAAAAGATTTTATGGAGGTTAATAGTGAAAATTAATAGTATAACAAATTGGTTTGAAACTTTTAATCCAAAAAAGAAACCACCAAAAAACTCTAAAAAAAATGTATTAGAACACAATAAATTTGTATTACGTCCCGAAGATTTATTTGGAGATAATGGTTCTTTAGAAAAAATAATTACATCATTAAGTAATAAAATGGATGAATTTAGAATCCATGAGGGTTTTAAAGAGGGTTGGTGGTTAAATTCTGAAACCAAACGTAGTTCAATGTATAAACCTGAGGGCATTATTTCAAACGATTCTGCTACAAAAATACTAAATTCTTATTTACACATGGAAGACGTTAATCCAAATACTAATTGCATTTCATCTGGAGATAAAAAGGGAACAGAATTGAAGGGTGGTATCATACCAAGAAATTATAAAAGGGCTGCTAGAAAAATTATTCATGATTGTAAATTAAAATCAGAGTGTGACAAATGTGGTGAATCTGAAGTCTTACCAAATATTAAATTTTTTAAAAAATTAGGTTTAATGTTAGCTGAATGTAATTTATTAAAAATACCAGCTGTTATATTTTTACACCCACAAAACCTTTTACAACTTTGTCCTAATTGTGAAAAATTCTATAATAAAATGAATACAAAATTATTTCAACAAGGTAACCTACCATCTCACGAGATGAGAAGAATTAAAGAATGGGTAAATTCAGGACTACCTATTCCTAAAGCTAGATTAAAAAATAATAATATTACTGAATTGAAAAATTTTGATGGTAAAATTATTTTTAATTCAACCACTCCAGGACTAAGCTTTGTGAAAAGAGTTAATGAAATGTATGCTGAAAATTGGAAAAAAATAGGAATAGAAGAAGATATGTTTAAATCTCATAAAAAATTCAAATCAGCGTTGGAGACTAAATGAATATATTTAATTTTACAGAACAAAAAGACAACGATAAAGAATACAAATATAAAATATTAGTTTATCCTAATATAACTTATATGAAAGACTTAGAAAAAGATTCTTATGTCGTTGTCTTGCGTAATGTTATCAAAGAACTAAACAAAGTTCGTGACGATATTCATTGGACAATACTTTCACCTTATGAAGTTAAGAGTTTGATATTTCCAAACACAACACAATTACCAATAGAGTTACCATCATATCCAAATGCTATGAGAACTCATTTCAATCATAAACAATTATTAAAAACCATTGATTGGAAAAAGAATGATTATGATATTGTGTATTCACATTTACCTGAACACACTTTACAATTATCAAATATGTTTGTTAATGAAACAAATATCAATCCTAAGTTTATTGGTTATTGTCATTGGTATGAAGTACCAGAAAACACAGCATATGCTAAATCGATGTTAATGCATAATATCGCTGGTACATTAGAAATGGAAGAGTGTGGCGTTAATACTAAATGGTTAAAAGATTTAATTATAGAAAAGTCTAAATTGATTTATACCAAAGATGTAACGGATAGATTAGAAAAAATAATCCAACCACATTATCTTGGTGTTGATGATATTTCTACTGGACATAAACATAAACCAAAAACAATTTTATTTAATCATAGAGATAATGAGTATACTGGTTGGGCTTGGTTCGTTAAACGAATGGATGAACTATGGGAAAAACGACAAGACTTCAAAGTATATTTAACATTAGCAGATTTAGATAGACCATACGCTGAAAGAGTTAAGTTAAGTAGTAGAGATGATTATCTAAATTTTGTTCGTTCAATGCATATGGGTATTGGTTGTTTTCAAAAATATTCTGCTTGGAGTATTTCAACAACTGATGGCTTAAGTCAAGGTGTTCCATACATTCTCCCTAACGGGATGTGTTATCCAGAGATGGTGGGAGAACAATACCCATTACTTTACAAAGCTAATGACTCTCAAAGTTTTAAAGATATGATTGAAAATGTATTAGACAATGATTATATGAGAGATGAAGCTAACTTTTATTTAGAACCAAAGTTAGAAGGATTTAGGTGGAGTGAGAGAGTATTGAAGTGGTTTAATAATTGGAAACAGATTGAAGATTTAAAACCAATGTCAGATACAGAATCATATAAAAGGATTTTAGATTTTATTCACAAGAAAAAATCAGTAAGTAAAAAAGATATTTTAGAACATATGAATTGGGGTGTTCGTATATCTTTTAGTGAATATAGAAATAGGTTAAGATTAGAGGATACAATTAAATTTACAAAAAATAGGTACGAGGTAAAATGAAAAAACTAACAGCAGATGAAATACAAAATAATTGGAATACATTGATAGATGTTATCAATGCACATATTGGTGATGATAGAAAAGATAACTTATTGAAGATGTATGATGACTTCCAAGATAGAATGATGTTTGCACCAGCTAGTGCTAAAGATGCATTTCATAATGCGATGCCAGGTGGTTATGTTGAACATATTCTTCATGTAGTAAGTCACTCACTTGAGATTAAACAATTGTGGGAAAAAAATGGAGCTGAGATTAACTTCACGGATGAGGAGTTAGTGTTTGCAGCTTTACATCATGACTTGGGTAAGGTTGGTGATTTGGAACACGACTATTATGTTCCACAAGATTCAGATTGGCACAGAAAGAATCGTGGTGAGATTTATAAACACAATCCAGCTTTACAATATATGAAAGTACCTGATAGAGGACTTTGGTTACTTCAACACTATGGTGTTAAGGTTACTGATAAAGAATACATTGGAATTAAATTAACAGATGGTTTGTATGATGATGCGAATACAGCTTACTTAAAGTCATATAATCCTGATTACAATCTTCGTTCCAATATGGCTTATATATTACATCAAGCAGATATGATGGCGACTCACATTGAGTTCGACCAATGGAAAAGAGGAACTGAAAGTGAAGAGCCAATAAGTACAAAAGTTCCAAAAACAAAAGATGAACAAAAACAAGTAGACAACTTGAAATCAAAATTTGACGAGTTGTTTAATTAGGAGATATTATGTGGATAGGTTTAACAATATTATTTTTTATTATAAGTGTATTTACATCTTTGTTGGTGTATTACTCTTTACGAAGAATAACACAATATGAAGAGTTGATTTTAGAAATACAACAAGTGATAAAATTCTCAACAGAGAAAATGAAACTTGTAGATTCTAAAGGACATTATGAATCAGATGATGAAACTGGTTTTTTCTTTGAACAATTAAAACAAATTCAATTATCTTTGGATGGGATATTTGAAGAGGAGACAATAAATGCCAAAAAAGAAAGCTAAAAGAAAAGTATACTTTGGACAAGAGGTTCAAGATGCAATTATAGAATACAATTCTTCAATAGATGATAGTGAAAGAAATATTATTTATGGGACGAGAATACATAAAGCGTTTGATAAATTAGCTGAGAATATTATTAACACTTTTAAATTCACTTATTTTGATTATGGATTTGAAGATATTAAACATGAAGTTGTAGCATTTATGGTAATGAATATTCACAAATATGACCACACAAAAGGTTCGAAGGCATTTAGTTATTTTTCAGTTGTAGCCAAAAACTATTTAATTCTTCATAATAATAACAATTATAAAAAATTAAAAACACATGATAAGATGGATGTTTTAGATAGACATAAATATGTAAATTATGATGACTCAGATTATAATGTTTTTACAGATGAAATAGTTGAATACTTTGATAGTAACTTAAACACTATTTTTAAAAAAGATAGAGATTTAAAAATAGGATATGCTATCATTGATTTAATGAAACAACGAGATGAGATAGAAAACTTTAATAAAAAAGCAATATATATATTAATTAGAGAAATGACTGATGTGGAAACAGCTCATATAACCGCTGTAGTTAATGTGTTAAAAAAACATTACAAAAAACTAATTAATAAATTTCACAAACAAGGTACTATTATTCACGATATGTCAGGCTCATTCTTTTAAAATATCAAACCCTCTTAAATGAGGGTTTTTTATTTCATACAATTTCTTACAATTTTTATATTTATATATGAATAAGTACATTCAGAGGAGATTGTATGGCAGACGAAAAAGAAATATTTGAAGGTAAAACCTTTCAAGACTTAACAAAAGATATTTACGAAAATACTACAAAACGTAAAACTCAAATCGATTTGTTAATATCAGAAATACACGGATTCATAACAACCATAGATGATGTGGTATTAGTTGCTCCGATAATTAAAGAATATATGGATACAGCTGTTCGTAATGATGAACACTTGGTAAAACTCGCTGGTGTACTGCAAAGAATTATTTCCAAATCACAAGGTGAATCAGATGAATCAATGTTATTAAGTGATGAAGAAAAAGCTGATTTAATGGGAACACTTCAAGATACTGTGGCTGATTTAGAAAAGGAAAGTCAAAGACTTGAAACAATAAAAGACAAAACAATACAAAAAGGATTTTCGGAGAGTTAAATGAGTTCAATATTTACGACAACTGAACACGCTACCGCAAAAGATTCACTCGGTAATGATATTAACATACCAGTTCATATCCAATTTGTACCTGGCCATTGTGTAGAGCCAGTTCATTCTACAGATGATTTGAGACAAAATGGTGACGCTAGTATTAATACAATTATAGCTTTACCTCATATTGAAAGTCCAGAAGTTGTGTTTAATAACCCAACTGTTGCAAAAGAACAATATAGATATTTTCCATTATTAAGAACAACACATGATGTACCTAGTAAGGGTGACCCTGTTTTACTTTGTAAAATTGGAAAAATTAATTATTATTTAGGACCTTTAAATACAATTAAAAATAATCCAACTTGGAATGACGATATAAATTATAACGCTGAAAAAATATATGATAATCAGTCTCTCAATGTAAATCGTGAACAAAGTAAAAGAGGACCTTCAGGTGAGAGTTTAAATTTTAATAAAAATAATCTATACTCACGATTAATAAAAAGAAGAAAAAAAGAATTAGATTTCGGTGATGTGCTTACTGAAACAACAGGTGATTATATAATAGAAGGTAGACATGGTAATAGTTTAAGAGTGGGTAGTCGTGGTAATAATCCATATTTATTTATCTCAAACAAAAGAGGAGTGGGTGATAAAGTTGAATCAATGGTGGATGGGTCTCTTATTAGTATTACATCTCATGGTACACTACAACAGCATTTTGGTGGTTATGAATTAAATGGTGTAGAATTATTTGGATTCAATCTATCATCGGATGTTGGGGAAGATAAAACTAAAAAAATAGGTGATGTGGTATCAAAGATAAATGGTGGTGAACAAGATGCTCAACAATTAATTTATAATTATGGTTCACAAGAAGAAACTGATAGTGATGGTAACACTATTTTTAAAGGAGTTACTGCTAATCAAATATTATTACACTCTGATAGAATAACATTGAATACAAAACTTGATGATATTTATTTATCATCAATAAAAGACATTCACATTGGAACTGGTAGACATTTAACTGTTTCTACAAATGGTGATTTTATAATAAACTCACAGAGTATAATTTTAGGTAATCAAGAAAACGCTACAGAACCTATGATTTTAGGTAACACATTATTGAATTTATTAAAAGAAACTTTATCTATAATTAAAAATTCACAAGGTATATGTCAAGGAGCTCCAATTGCATTAGCTGATGAGACTGGAGCGCCAGGTAAAGTGAACGCTAAAATAACTAAAATAGAACAAAAAATAGATGAAATTTTAAGTACAAAATATTTTATAGAACCAAATTAAGAGGAAGTTATGAAAAAGAAAAAACCAAATATAAAAACTATAATTAGACAAATTGTTAGAGAAGAGGTTGCTATGGCGATTCAAGAAGTGATAACTGAATTAAAACAACCAAATAAATCTCAACCTAAAAAAATCATTGAAAAGAAATCATTTACAACTAATTCAGTATTGAATGATGTATTGAATGAAACAGCTCAAGATGGTGATTGGAAAACATTAGGTGGTGGAGAGTTTACTTCTGACAGAATGAATGAATTAGTTGGAAAACAATATGGTGATATGATAAATCAACAACCACAAGTTGTTCCATCAAATGACCCAATGGCTCAATTCGTTAATAAAGATTATAGTGAAGTATTGGAAAAGTCAATAGAAAAATCTAAAAACAAACTTGGAAGATAGTAATGGGACTAAAACAAGATTTATTGGATGCTAAACTTAAAGGATTGGAGTTAAGTGGTGCTTCGAAAGAAGTTATCGAAGAGGCTAGAGCAGCAACCTCTCCACTATCTCAACAAATTGATTTAGAAGTAAAAGCTATTAAAGATTTTTTAATTAATTGTAGGTTTAGAGTTACAGCATTAAATGCGCCTGTAGTTTTAGAAGACTTTAACATTCCACCCCAAAATGGACAGATTGAAAGTACTGTTCAAATAGCAGCGGGTCAGGCAATAACCACTACAGCTGGTCCTGGCTCAACGACTAGTCCTGGAATATTACAAAACACTGCGGATGGGGCTGGGGGCCCTCAGTCTCCTGATATTAAAACAGATATTATTAATGTTGATACAAATTCAGGTTTACAATCAACAGGTTATGCTTTTATAGGTTCAGACCCATTTTCTCAAGAAAATTTTATTAGAGATATAAATGAGGAACAAGGTCAACGAAGATTTACAGAAGTTAAAATATTACCAGAAGATATTGAGGGATTATAATGGCTATTAGAGATATATCAAGAAAACCATATATTCAAGATAATGATGATAAAGTTAAAATTGGTATCGATTTACCAATTCGTAGAGGTGATGATTTAGATGGATTTTTTGCGACTACCTCAACCACTATTGAGGCTGTAAAAAACAACATAAGAAATTTATTACAAACTGAAGAAGGTGAAAGATTCTTCCAACCAAATTTAGGGATAGGATTAAAAAAACTTTTATTTGAAAACATAACTGGTGAAATTTTATTAAAAATACAAAATTTAATATTAGATAAATTAGAATTTTGGTTACCTTTTGTTGAGGTAAGAGATATACAAGTTTTAACACTTGATAATACACCAAGTGTTGAAGTAAACGAAATTAGAGTAAAAATAGATTTTAACATTAAACAAGACCCTAATACTTTAGATTCTGTAGAATTAAACTTTTCTAGTGGAGTGGCTTCATCAGATTCTAATTTAGTTAGTGGTGGTGGATATTAATTGGAGATAAAATATGCCAACGTATGGTAAAAATGATTTTAAAGAATCAAATATAAATTATTTAAATAAAGATTTTTCATCGTTAAAACAATCATTGATGAATTATGCAAAATCTTATTTTCCAGATACATACCGTGATTTTAATGAAACATCACCTGGTATGATGTTATTGGAAATGAATGCCTATGTGGGTGATGTGTTGTCATTTTATATAGACCAACAATATCAAGAGATGTTATTACCATTGGCTGAAGAGAGAAGAAACATAATTACGATTGCTAAAATGTTAGGTTATAAAGTAAAACCAATTATTCCAGCCTTTGTTGATTTAAGTTTTACATCTAATGTAAATGCTTCAAGTGGTGATGTATCAAAAGTTGATTATTCTAATGCTAGTGTTTTTGATGCAGGAATTCAGATACAATCATCAACAAATTCTGATATTATATTTACAACTATAAACCCAATTGATTTTAAAATAGAGCAACCTAATGATACTGAAACATCTATTACTGATGGGTCGACTGGTTTAACTACCCAATACACATTAACAAGAAGTGTGAAAGCCATTAGTGCGACAGAAAAAACCATTACGTTTAATGTTGGAATTCCAGAAAAATTTAAAGTATTAACCATACCTGATACAGACGTGATTGATATTGTTTCGTGTATAGATTCAAATGGAAACAATTGGTATGAGGTTGACTTTTTAGCTCAAGATAAAGTTCCAATTCAAACACATTATACAGATGATGACAATAGAACTTCTGCATATGATAATGGTGGAGATTCAGGTTTATCATCTACAGCTGTTCCTTTTTCTTTATCATATATTGCATCATCAAAAAGATTTACGAGAGAAACTAATCAAGATAACACTACATCATTAGTTTTTGGAAATGGTGTTTTAAATAATGGTGATTTAATAAATGATGGATTTCTTGATTTAGAACAGATTGGAGTTGTAATACCAGGACAAACTAATGACTTAAATGATTCAATAGATCCACTTTTAGGAAATGAATATTCAACATTAGGTGAAGCTCCAAATAATATAACTTTAACAATTACTTATCGTGTTGGTGGTGGTTTAATATCCAATGTACCAAGTAATGACTTGAATACAACTTTATCTGAAATATCTACAATTTCACCTAGCGTTGATGGTGGGGCTAGATTGAGTACTGTTAATAATCTATCAGCAGCTGTTGGTGGTAAGAATGAAGAAGACGTTGTTGAAATAAAAGAAAAAGCCAAAGCATTTTTCTCAACACAAAACAGATGTGTCACTAAAGAAGATTATGAAGCCAGAGTGTTAAATATACCCGCAAAGTTCGGAAACATAGCGAAAGCATATGTTACAAGAGAAGCTCCTATAATTGAAGGTAGTTCAAATTTAGTTGAAGTAGCAAACAAATTAAATTCAGCTGAAGCTAATTTCAATCAATTACAAACATTAGTAAATACAGTCTCAGAAAATACTGATGTTGCATCATTATCTGATATACTTTCGAACATTCAAAATTATATAAATACATATAATAACGTAACAAATCCAGATTTATCTAATTTAGCTAGAGAATTAGAATTAGGGACAATAAACATTTATGCATTAGCATATAATAGTGCTAAACAATTAGTTGGTAATCCAAACACTAATACAACGTTAACATCAGATAATTTACCTGATACTTTAATGTCAAACATAAAAAATTATATAGAAAATTTTAAACTACTAACTGATTATGTAACTTTAAATGATGGATATGTTATAAACTTTGGAGTTATTTTTGATATAATTGCTGAAAAATATGCTAATAAACAAAAAGTTAAACTTGATTGTATAGAAAAAATTAAAGAATATTTTCGAATTGAGAAAATGCAATTCAACCAACCAATATTTACAAGTAAATTAGAGTTTGAATTAATGGGTGTTGAAGGTGTTCGTTCAATTGGCCATGTAACAATTACACAACATGAAGATTATAAAAGTAACGCTGCTGACTCAGATTTACCAAGTCCAACTTATACTTATTCAAAAGATGATTTAGGTCAGTTTACCAACTCAACATTAGTGGAAAATGGTGGTAGTGGCACTGTTGGATATGGATATAAATATGATTTTAGTCAACATTTATCAGATGATGGTATGGTTGTTTTCCCAGCAGAATCAAGTACACCAGCGGTTTTTGAATTAAAGAATCCAAATATAAATATACAAGGGAGAGTTAGATAATGCATCATTTTATTTTTCCATCACAAGACAATTGGATTTCAAGTGGTTCAGACAAAATAACAGGTGAAACTTTCACAGACCAAAATTTTGGAAGAGACCAAATACTTGAAGTCAAAAAAGAATTTTTTAATAATACATTCGACCATTTCACAAGGGCGTTAATAAACTTTAGTGGAACTGAATTTACTGAATTATCAAAATCAGTTTCAGATGGAACTATAAAATCTGACGCGAAATATTATTTAAGACTTTATGAAGCTGAGGGTAATGCTGAGATGACTGAAGAATACAAATTAGCAGTAAGACCAATATCACAATCTTGGACTGAAGGAACAGGTAAGTTTGGTGATAATCCAAAAAACACTAATGGTTGTAGTTTTGATAATCGTAGTAATCCAATAGGTGGAACAGCAGTACCTTGGGCTAATGCTGGTGTATCAGTTTATCCTGTCAGTCAATCAGAACAATTATTTTCTAATCAAACTCCTGATGTTAATGTTGAAGTAACGGATATGGTTAACATGTGGTTGGAGGGGCAAGAAGAAAATTATGGTATGTTGGTTAATTTTAGTGGTAGTCAAGAAACAGATTCAGAAACATTTGGACATTTAAAATTCTTTTCAAGAAACACACATACTATTTTTTCACCACAATTGGAAGTTCGTTGGGACGACCATTTACCTTGTACAGGTTCAAATACTGGCTCTTTAATTCAATTAGGTGTAAGTGGATTAGATGATAACTTTTTATTTATGAAAGGTTTGAGAGAAAGTTATAAGGTGGGTGAAAGAGTAAAGTTTAGAGTTGGTTGTAGAAAAAGATATATTCAAAAAACTTTCTCTACATCAGTTCAAACCGTTACTGGTTCATTTATACCTGAAGGAAGTGGTTCATATGCAATTAAAGATGTCGCTACCGATGAATTTATTGTTCCATTTGAAGATAATCAAGGTGTAAGTTATACACAATTAAGTTGTGATAGTAATTCAAATTATTTTATTCAATACTTAGATGGATTTTATCCTGATAGAGTTTACAAAATATTATTTAAACTAAAATATAATGATGGACAAGAACAAGTGTTTGATGATGACTTTGAATTTATAGTTAAGAGGAATTAGGTTTATGGTAAATGAAAATTTAGAAAGACTATTAGATTTAGTAGCTGAGGCATTAATAATCAGTCCTTTAGTTCAGACTCCTCAAGACGTTGAAAAAAATCAAACCTTTATAAGGAATGGGTTGTTACAAAAAGGAACTGGAGAAGGTGTTTTAGCTCTTTTTCAACGAGAAATAAAAGCTAATCAAGAAGATTTACAGATAACATATGAAGACGAAGAATCTGGAGAAATTTTATCAGAACTTGAATACATATCTACTTTACTTGATTTTGAATTATACAGTTATACTGTTGATGTTACTTTAGATGAAAATAGTCAATATCAAATTAATTTAAATACAAATCAAGAATTACCTGATGAGTACACTAACCTCACTAAGTATGTACAACAAGGAGATGAGTTTTCTCAAAATCCCTTAAATGTAAGTCAGTTCATATCATTACAACAATCTTCATCGGTTGTCAATGTTGAACAAGCTGAAGAATTTTTAGACACAAATATATTTGAATTATTACCAGATGGGGATGCTAGACAAGCTAGAATTGTTAGATTCTTTCAAGAACTAAATGCGTTATTACCTCCTGCGCCAGGTGAGAATGGACAACCACCATTTGATTTTCCAGATGATGATGATGATAGAGTTAATAGAGATGAAAATTTTAACTGGGTATCTGCTAGTTTATATGACCAAAACACAAGTATATCATATGCTCAAGATAATCAAGATGGAAACATCGATGAAGAAGATGCCTTTATACATAGATTAAAATCAACAGCCAATGACACAAATCAATCATTAACTATTGAAGATATTTATAATACCATTGAACCATATTTAACTGACATTTTAGAACCACAAACTGAATTACAAGATGATAGACCAGAGTATACAAATAAATCTAGTGGTTATTTACAATTTAGAAATTTAAATCAAGGCATTATAATTCGTAATACTAATCAAGATTTTATTGAGGGATTAAACCCAAATAATCCAACTTATTTAAACACGGATGGAACTGGTGGATTTACAATTACAATGTGGGTTAGATTTTTAGATAAAGTATCAGAGGGTACATTGTTTAACTTTGGAAATCCGGTAAGAGATGAAAATCCATTTGGTTTTAAATTAGAAACTTTAATAAATCCTGATGACAAGGAAAGGTATGCTCGTCTTTTATTATGGAATGGTAATCGATATTATGATTCACATCTTGGAATTAATGGTGTTGATAAAGTGTTTACTAACACGTTGGATTCACTTAATGATATACAATATCAACAATGGGTAAATATACCTCAAGACTTTAATGAATGGTATTTTATATGTGCTTCATATAATCCATTAGTCAATGAAACTTTTGGATTTGATAATCAACAATTACCAGCTAATCAAGAACAAGTACAACAAGGTTTACCATTTGGAGATGGAGAACAAGGACAAACGGAACAAACTATAATTATACCAGACACCTTACAAGAGCCTAATTTTTGGTTAAATCATATTGACCAAAATGCTTTGTATACAAATTATTCAGGATTTGGAAACCAATGTAAAGTTGAAATCATTTCAAGAACAGATTTACTACGAGCTCGTGGTTTTAAAATATAGGTTTGAATAATGGCTATTAATACCGAACAACCCATTGTAACTCAAAGAGTAAAAGGAACTGGCAGAAGATTTTCCAAATACATTCCCCTTGACAATTTATCTTGTCAATATTATCGAGATATAGAAATAGGTGATACTACACCAAACGGGCACGTTGTCAGTCAAAAAGATATTGATGATGGAACTTATACACAACTTGGTTTTAATTGTGCATCAACTGATGTTTATTGGATGCAAGATGAAGTTAAATTTCAAGAGGTGTTTACTGATAATCCATTGTTCGGTATTGGTGATTATGAATATGATGATAGTGGTGATATGGTATTTTCTGAACCACCTGGTTGGCTTTGTACCACCCCATGTTGGATTAATGGAATGGGTGAGTGTTTTGATTGTCCTAGTGGAGGTGGGGGAACTGGACCTGGTGGAGGGACTGGAACTGGTGGGGGAACTGGTGGTACTGACCCTTATCCCACTCCTGGTTGTACCAACCAATACGCTGAGAATTTTAATCCATTGGCTACTCATGATGATGGTTCATGTACCTATTCGGAAGATGTTCAAGACCGTATTCAACCAAACGGAATAGCACAAGCAGTTGAAAAATGTTGTAATGCTGGTACGGCTCATAGAGATACAGATTTAACAGAACAGGGAAATGATGAAAACTATGGTTCATATCATGCGTGCAATCGAATAGATTGTGGTGCTAGTGAAGAAGACCCTTATAATACCATACCTAATGGTAATAATTTTCCATTTGCATATGTTCATCAAGAACTTCAATGTGTATATCCTTTAGGTACAATTGAAGTTAATGGTACTGAACTTATTCAAGGTAACCATAACATTGTTTGGAATTACTATGAAAAAAATGCATCTTTAGCTAGTCCCTCTAGTGGCCCTCCTACTGAGCAGATGCGACACTATCCATATTTTAATAGGAACACATTCGCAGATTCAGACGTAGAGGGTAAAATGTACTATAGTCTTCCACCTGTTGATGCAGAAGATAGTTATTTCAATAGGCCCTTTACTGATTCTGTTGAAAATGCAAGAATAGACAAACGTCAAAAAGGAATTACTAAAGATGGTGATGTACTTTATGATTTACCAACTTATGTTTCTAATACTTGTGAAGACCTTCAACAGAGTGGGGCAGACAATCCATATTTAGCGGTGGTTAGAAATCCTATCTTTAACATTTATGGTACACAAATAGGACCTCAAAATGGAAATGATAGAGGTATTGTAGTTTGTACAACTGAAAATAATGATTTATTTAATGAATTTTTTAATAATCCAACTCTTCTATCATACGTTTCAGAATTTTTTTCTACAATTACTAATGATAAAATACGAGATTTTACTGGTAATATAGTTACGGATGCTCCAAGTTCACAATTTGGTTATGGATTTGGATATTTTGATGATGAAGCGATTGAAGAAGTAAGAAATGGTACTGCGCCATTTCTCACACCACCCGCATCAGGTGTAATGTTAAAAGAAGTATTGTATAGATTAGGTATTCCAGAGCCACCTTTAGTAATAGGATATGAAAGTGATAGTGGAATACCTGGTCATGAACAAGAGTGTTATGATAACCAAGTAGATCAAAAATATAGTTTATTACTTGATGAATTTAAAGTATTTTTAGAAATTGGAACTTTCTTTGCTGATTTTGGTATTCCTAATGTAGACATAGTGCCAACAATGAATGGGACATTAGATGTTTTTTCAGCTAGAGATTTAAGGGAAGAAAAACTTAATGCGTGTGATTATGTTGAATTTATGACTTTACCAGGAGGAAGTACAGATGGTGATGGAATTTATTATCAAGGAAATGAATTAGATACTGAAGATACTTATTTATTAAATTTTGATTGTAATACAGAATTTAATCAAAACATTAGTGGTTATAGTAGAATGAGAGCAGTTTGTAAAGATGGTTCAAGTGTTTTAATAGCCGGTACTGGAAATAATGATAACTCGGTATTAAATTATGATAATGCTGATAAGAGATTTAACACAGGTAGAGACGCTTGTAATTCAAAACTAAAACCATATAGTAATCAAGATTTATATTATTTAGCTGATGGTGATTTAAGAGAATCACTTGGTATTAATTTTTTTGAAAGTGAAAACACAGAAAACATTACAAATAATTTTACTGGTAATTTAACTGGTGAAGAATTTGAACAAATACAACTTCCTAATTTATTATTAAATGGTGATGGTAGATTGGTTAGGCCTAATATAAGTTGGTTATCAAATGAGTTTAGTTCGGATGAAAATGTTTTTGATGGTGTACCTTACATACCTGAAAATTGGGCACCAATACAACGTAAAGTAGGTAACTCAATTACATTGAGAGCATTGGAAGAAAGACCATTTACGGATGGTGATTATGAAACTTACAATTTTCAATATACTGGTATGTTACCTTATTGGAGTTCAAATAATGGTCAATGTTTTTCTGAACAAAAATGTTTAATAATAGATACCATGAATCCGTCAACTTATGATATAAGTAGTGATACAAAACAATTTTTTGAAAGTGGTAAATGGGATATTAGGCAAGCGATGACAACATGGATTCCAACAAAAAATATTTCTTTGGATTCATTAAGAAAAAATTCACAATACAAAGTTTCTTTTATGATGAAAACAGTTGATATAAAAGATGATGTTGATTTAAAAGATACTGGTATTCATGTAAGCGCTGTTTTTGGAAATGAAACTCGAGACTGGATTAATCAAACTACTGTTGGTGCATCTCCAGATGTTAACATGAGAAACTTTAATCTTAGAGCCTCTGGAAAAAATGCCGATGAAGATAACAATGAATGGCCAATTGTTAAATTTTCTAATTCACAATGTTCACCAAACTCACATAATGAAGAACATTATTCAGAACGTTTAACGAATGATGACTATTGTAAAAAATCAAAAGCTAGTTTTACAAATACTGAAATGGATAAATGGGAAAAAATGGAATTTACATTCACACCATCATATCTTGCAAATATTTCATCTACAGGTAATTGGTTTAGTAGTCTTATGGGTGGTAGTAGTCTAATAGATGGGAATGGTGATTATACAACAGGTTTAAAATTATTATTTATGCCTTTACAATTTGCTTTAGGTGGAGGAGGTGATTTTATTTCTGATGAGATTTTCGATACCGCAGAAGAAAATGTTTTTTCAGATGGTAGTTTTGAACCTGATGTAAATCAAATAGACCGTAATGGTGCTAAAATATATTTAGATAATTTTGAATTTAAAGAGGATTTTTCTTTTCATCCCGATGTTGATGTTAGAAAAAAAATAGGGGGTGGGGAATATGGTGATACATCATTGATGAGATATTCTAATTCTGATGATGTACAAGCACCACTACAAGCTCAATTTTATTTTTATCCAAGATATAGTTTTGATGATGTTTTATCAAAAGAAAGAAGAATTTTATTAGAAAAATTTAAATTCGGACAATTTTACATATCGGATATAGATTGGGGTGATGGGTCTCCAATTGAGTACTCAAGAGAGCCTTTTCAATTAGGGGTAGAAAAAATATTATATCACACTTATGAAACGAATGGAGTTTATGAAATTCAAGCTAATATGTTTCAAATAAAATCAGATTCATACACATATAGTTTTGATAATTTTGATTTATTATCATACGAAGGAATTAGAGGTATAACGCATACAAAAAAAATAAGGTTAAAAATACATATTGGTGGTGGGTTATCAGATGATTTTAAATATTTTTCTCGTGATGGTTTTTCCTTTATTCCATACAATAATACTTTACCAATCATTGGTGGTGTTTCAAATCAAAGTACTTATTATAAAAATATAAAAAGAAATATTGGAATATTAGATGATGTGAACACAACGGATATTAAGTACAAAAGTTTAACCGATAGATTAAATACAGAACACGCATTATCAAAACTTGATTCATCTTTAGATGATAGATTAAATGTTTTAACTAATTATAGACAACCAATTATAAATGAACAAAATACGGATGGAGAATATTTAAACACATTACCCATACCATATTACTTTGAAGAATTTAATGTTGTTGATAATGTTCAAGTAAATTTAAGTAATTTAGATAGAGATGCTTGGGAACAATTAGGTAGGCCAGACATAGCTGATAAAATTGTAAATTTTATTAATATTCAAGAATTTCCATCATTCGCTACATTAGAAGAAAAACCATTTTCACTTCCTATAGAATTTTATTATAATCCAACTTATACGCAGAATAATGTTTGGGATGGTGGGGTTTATAATAGTTTTCAATCTGAATTGGGAAAATCAATTGGTGATTGTGACTTAACAAATGTAAAATATTACAATGAACCAAAATCAATATGGGAGTTGTTTGGTTTTGAAAATGAAGACTTTGATGAAATTGGTGTTCCTAATAATCCAAGATATTGGAAAAATATTATCCCACAAGATTATTCAATCTTTGAAAGAGATGGGTTAAGTGAAAATTATGTTGATGTTTATTCAGAGCAAAATTGGATTGGTATGAATGAATACCAAAATAATTATTATTATCCTGTGTTACCAACACATGGTGCTGATGGTTCGTTTACAAATAAAAATCCAGATTCTTTTACTAAAATACCATTTCCTTTACATGGTAAAATAACAAGTGAAAATGAAAAAAATGAAAAATTATTAATCAATATAATTAATGACAAAATTGATTCTGATACATTTTCTGATATGAGTGGTAATGGTAATTTAGGTTTTATAATTAATGATTATAAACCATTATTTGATAATGAATCTTTTTCACCTAAAAGAACAAAGTTCATTGATTCAATTAAAACTTCTGAAAGTAATGGGGTGTTTTAATGGGTAAAATTGTACAATTTAAAAACAAACCATCACCATCTACATATGGGCAATATTATTATGAAAATGATGAATTATTGGAGTATCCAATTGAAGAATCAGATAGTGTGAAAAAACCATATGATAAATTTTCAACACAAACTCTTGAAACTACTGTTGTAAGTGATGAAACAAGAGATTTTATAATTGATAATAAACTTAAATACCTTGGAGTATCAAATATACAAATAGATAAATTAGTGATAAGAAATGCTGGTGTAAACCATAAAGTTAAAAATACACATTTTCGAGGTTTTATATTTGATAAAAATACTTTTGATTGTTTTAGAAGTAATGGTTCTTTAAAAAGTTTTAGTGAAATAGATACAGCTCTATATACAGCTGTTAGAGATTCAGTAACAATAGATTTCGGTTTTGGTTTTTCTAGAACTTATCCTAATGATAGTGCTTTAAAAAATTCGGCTATGTTTTTTGATTGGAATGCTCCAAGATACAACAAAGGAAGAGGACCAAATGAAATTGAATCTTTAACAGAACAAGTTATAATAGAAGATTTTGGATCTAATGGATATCCTAATCTTTTTACAAATGTTCCTGAAGTAAAATATACTGGAACTTTAGAACAAGGTATGGCTAACTTCAATACGGGTAGCTGGTCTCAGTCTGGTGTAAATACATTCGATAAACAACCCTTTCACCCTCAAGATGGAGTAGGAACTGCTGGAGCAATTGAAGAAAGATTAACAAGTATTTTTTCAGAAGATGGCCAAAATAATTATATACAATTTGTAATTTGGACTAGAGGTGATGCAAGAAGGAGGGTTGGAACAAAAAGAAGAAGAAAGAGATTATATGTGTTTAAAGTTAATTTAAATGAAATATTTG